TGCGTTGGTGTCGGCTTTACGTGCATCAAGGTTTAAGCGTTCTTGGTCAAGTGCCCCATCCATCGCGTCTTTAGCGGCTTTACGTTGTAACTCAGCCTGCTTAAGCTGTAACTCTTGCTGTTGCATTTGAACAACAGGGTCTTGTGCTTGTTGCTCTGCTTGTTGTTGCGCTGCCTGTGCTTGCTTCTGCTCAGTCAACTCAATAGCTGCTTCACTCATCAACCTAGACAGATTTTCTTCAATAAGCTCCGGCAGTTCTTCGTTTGGCGGTGGCAACGCTGCGCCTAAGCGAACTTCGATCTGTTGCCTATAGCTAAAGGCTACGTGTTCAGCCATGTGGGCCTGTAATACAGACATAATCTGTTGCGCTGCGGGGTTCTGCCCAACAAACGCCATGATCTGGGGGTCTTGCAGAAATGCCTGATGCGTAGCAATGTGAGCATCTTGGTCTTGGAAGATAAATGCTTTAAGGGGCTTACCAACCAACGCATTCATGTTCTCACTCACTGGGTCTGTGGGTGAAAGATCGTCATCAGTCGGTACTAGCTTATCTGCATTCTTAATCCCTAAAACCTCAATCATCTGGCGATGGAGCTGAGGTAAGTCGTAGATTTGTGGGGTGGCCTGTGCCATCTGCAACACGGTTTGATACTGCACAACTCGTTGTGCCATCGTGCTGCTATTAGGATCACTGACAGGAATTACTTCCACCATGGCATAGTCGGCTTGTTTAGCCCTAGGTTCGCCACGGTCAGGCGCATACAAATACTCTGTAGGTGCATACTCAGCAATGATTTCTCTAAGCAATTTAAACTCTTGCTTCATTGCATAGTGGACACGGGATTGAACCGCAGCCATTGGTTTGAGAGTACGCTCAAGCAGAGCTAATGTGGTGCCAACAGGTGCATTCGCACTCATGTCGGATATGTTCATGTCTGAAATAGCGCCTAACCTACGGCCTTCTTCAGTGATCTTATTAAGTAGTTGAAGTAGTGTTGCGCTTGGTTCCTTGTAAGGGAGCGGCAGAATGTTGTCGCGGATTGACCCACTAGGTACATCCACGTCACGGAACTCGCCCGGTCCGATGGGTGTATCGTCGCCCTTAACCCGTAACCCACGAGACTTTAAGCCACCCGGTAGGTTAGACAGCGTGCCCGCGTCAACTAATTGGCGTATTAGTGATGTGCCTGCTTTAGCATACCCACCAATAATGTGAATTAAACCAAGGCCATAGAATCCAAATCCGGGTACGTATACATAGTGAACAAAATGTTGACGCTTTTTCGTCAAGACATCGTCAGGGTTCCAGTTACGGCGTATAGCCAGTACTGTGTTCTTGCCTCGCTCTATTGTTATTACATAGGGCTTTGCAGTCTGAAAGCCATCATCTGTCTCATCTACATCTACATCTTCAATAATTAAATCAGCGTGAATCTCATACAAACAGTAGCGGTCATCATCAGTAAGAGAGTATCCACCTTCTTTAGCTTTTTCTACTTCGATGTCACTATGGAATGGCTCTGGCTCACCCAGCTCTACATCTCGATAGAACCCAGCAGCCTGTAGCTTGACCATTTCGTTCTCGGTCTTACGCATAACGTGCGTAACACGCTCAGCTTGCTCTATTGTAGAGGCTCCGTAGGGTACAATTACGTCTTCAGCCGGTATATACAGGGCTGTCTGGCGTCCTAAACTGGGGTCGTAATACACCTTTTTAAAGGCTGAACCGGCTAATCCTAGGCTATATAGCATCCTTTCATGCTCAGGACGGTACTCCGTCATAACCTCAGTCAGCTCGTAGTTCATGTCAGTCCTAACACGCGAAGCTGCATCTTCCTTATCTCGGTCTATCTCTCCTAGAATCTTAGTTTGTACAGGTCCGGCGGCGGGAAACGTCTCACTCATGGCCTCTGCTTGGAAACGGATGGCTGCTTCTGCTAGGACTGTGCTGTATACACCGCACGCATCTTCCCAAGGACTGCTTCGTTGGTCGTATTTCAGGCCAATAGTCTCTAGACCCTTAACATACGTGTCCGCCCACTCCTTACGAGAGTTCACATCAGTTTCAACTGATCCCACAAGATCACCAGCTATTTTTGTAAGCTCTTGATCGTCAATATAATCTGCTAAGTTAGCATCGAACGGTGCAAGATCAGCATCCATGTCTACATCATCACCAAAAGTAATCTCAACACTGCCATCCTCCAGCACTACCTCAACACCTTCGTCAGACATGACGTCTATCGCTACCATAGCTTCGCCTTCTTCCATGTCTTCAATGCCCTCGGGCAAGTCGTATAAACCTTTTTCAATAGCCATTAGTAGTACGCCCCATTCCTGCGTTTATATTGTGGCTCTTCCGCTTCATCACTTGGTAAGCGCAAAAAGCCACCCTGTCTAAAGCGCATAAGCGCCATTATAGTGGAATCCACATAGTCATCGTGTTCACCCGCAGGAAAGCTAGCAACCTCATCGATTACCTCTTCTGCCCACCTACGATTGGGCGCCCAGACTATCCCTGAAGCAAATATATCGGATACTGAGTTCAAACGAGCCATTTTATTGTTCGGACTGTTAGTCGTGCCTCTCACGGGAGTATACTCTTGTACTGGAACGCCCATAGCCCTAAGCTCATAAATAAGTGGCGCTCCCGAAGCCTTTTTCTCCACAATCATTGAGTCCGGCTCATACTTATCGTACTGCTCCAACACAACCCGCTTCAATGCTGGGAATTCTAACCTATCTTTGTGCGCATTTATCAACAAAAGGTTGTACATGTCGGTTTCCTCGTTGAAGAACACCCCCCATGTCGTACATGCTGAGTAATCCGCACGATTATTAGCCTCAAATGCCGTATCCCATGACTGCACAATAAATTCACAAGACGGTGGGTCATCTTCTTCCCACTCATTCCACCATTCACGCTTAATTATCGCGGATTGTTCTGATGTCGGGTCTTGCTGGTACTGAGCCATCCATTTACTGTTGGGTAGCTCTTCTTTTAACGCTGCCAATTCCGGTGCAGGCCAGAACTCAGGCCACATGGGGTTGCCAGAGGGCATAATCGCAGGGAACTCAATGACTTCCCACTCTTCCCCGCCCCTTTGAGCCGCTGATTTAAGCACTTGCGCGGTCAAATCACGCAATGACCACCTCGTCATTACAATAACAATAGCCCCACCCGGCTGTAATCTCTGTCGTGGACCTGATGTATACCACTCGTAGACTTTATCGTATATCTCGGGGTTGTTATCGGCCATAGCGGCCTCTTGTTCCGAGTGTGGGTCGTCAATAATGAGCAAGTCTGCGCCTTTACCCGTTACCGCACCCCCAATACCTATAGCAAAGTAGTCTCCACCCTTGCTAGTGTTCCAGCGACCCGCTGCTTTAGAGTCACTCTGAAGTGCTAAGTCAGGAAACACATCATGGTAGTTTGTCTGGTCTACAAGGTTACGTACCTTACGACCAAACCCTACCGCTAACTCTGCTGTGTGCGACGTCTGGATGACCTTCTTGTTGGGAAATTTGCCCAGAAACCAAGCAGGCAAAAGATAAGAAGCGAACTCAGACTTAGTGTGACGAGGAGGCATATTAATAATGAGGCGCTTACAATCGCCACGAGCCACTCGCTCAAACGCCTCAGCCATGATTTTGTGATGTCTACCACCAATAAATGTCGGCCATACATATTTAACGAACTCGATAAATTTATCTTGAACTAAAGTTTTGTGTTTAAGCTTCTCTAGGTGACTCAACTGCGCTAGCAACTGTTCCTGTTCAGGCACGGAAAGCAAGGGCAGTATCTGGGGAATATCCTTAAGCGATATGTTATCTAACGGATTAGTCATCGCTGACGCTATTCTCCCCCGCGTCTTCTAAGTCATCTTCACTATCTAATATACTTTCTAATTCTTCTGTCATTGTAGGCTCAGCTTCAAAGATGCCAAGTTCCTCATCTAGGGACTCATCTAAAGATACGGTCTCCACAATGTTGGCGTTGAGCAGTCGTTTGACCCTCTCCTTGATCTCGTTCTCAAGGTCAGCCGGATTCTTGTAGTTTATTGTGATCTCACTGCGCTGGGTGAATATGCCTATATCACTGTGCTTGCCCAGCAACTCCAACGCCTTTAGCTCATATCTAGGATCACCGCAGTTTGCAATCTCCATGAGTTTGTTGGTAATAGCCGCACGAGCTTCTGCCGTGTCCATTGCAAGTTGCTGCCCATAGGTACGCAGAAACGAGGCAGCTGCAAGGGCCGTGTTGGGTAGGGTTAGATTCTTAGTTTTCTTGCGCTTGATTACTTCATCTAGCAGGGCTTTTTCTTTTTCTAGGTCTTCATCTGTTATGTCTAGGGCAGCGCCTAAAGCTTCTTGAAGTTCTACCGTGTTTCCTGCAACGGCTAGCTCTTCTAAAACAGTGCCGGGTTTTTCTTCCCGCAAGTTGTACGGGATCGGCTTATCCTTGGTGGGTTCTATATTTACATTGGGCATTCGCGCAAGTACCTAGTAGTACTGGATTCGCGCAGTGTAAGGGATTAATACATCAGGTGCAAGACTAAGAATTGCAGGTGCAACACTAAGAATCGCAGGTGCAATTTATATATGGGGGGATTGAAATAGGGGCGAATGAAGGAAAAGGGTGGAAAAGGGTGGAAAAGGGTGGAAATTATAATAGGGATTGAAATAGGGGGTTTCGGTCCCTAGTGTTACAGAATTCAAAAAAAGTATTACAGAATTCAAACAGGGGG